AATCACGTACTGAGAGGTTTATAGGTATTGCTAAACGTGGATTAATACCTATCCCAGTGAGGTACTATGCCGCGCATACAGGTAGATGGGGTGGTGATGACAAGATAAACATACAAAACCTACCCAGTCGTGGTGCTAATGGTAAGAAGTTGAAGTCCAGTATCATCGCGCCAGTAGGTTACACACTAGTTGATTGTGATTCATCACAGATCGAGGCGCGTGTACTTGCATGGTTAGCAGGGGAAGACAACCTAGTCAAAGCGTTTGCTAACAACGAAGATGTGTATGTCAAAATGGCGGCAAAGATATACCACGTCAAAGAGAAAGACGTTACCAAAGAACAACGATTTGTAGGTAAAAGTACGATACTCGGTGCAGGTTACGGCATGGGTGCGGTTCGGTTTGCTGAGCAGTTGCGAGCGTTTGGTACAAAGATAGAGGTAGATGAGGCACGTAGGATTATATCTATCTACAGAGATACAAATTGGAGAATAGCTCAGTTCTGGCGTGAGTGTCAGAACATGTTAGTGAGTATGTCTCGAGGAGAGGCAGGTGCAGTGGGTACAAACAACCTACTTACCTACAGAGATAACTCGATAAAGTTGCCAAGTGGTCTGCGTATGCGGTATGGTGACTTAAATTATGAACAAGGCGAACGCGGTTTAGAGTTTAGTTACATGACAAGGCGTGGTCGCACAAGGATCTACGGTGGTAAGGTTACAGAGAATGTATGCCAAGCTATCGCTAGGTGCATCATGGGTGAACAGATGTTGGCTATTGCTAAGAGATACAAGCCTGTACTTACAGTGCATGATTCTGTGGTATGCTGTGTACCTGATGATGAGTTAGACGAAGCTAGACAATACATAGAAGATTGTATGAGTACAACACCATCTTGGGCAGAGGGTATGCCTATAACATGTGAGTCTGGCATTGGTAAATCTTATGGAGACTGTGAATAATGGCTAAAGACAAAATAGAAAAAGCAATTAAAGAAGCACATGAAGCGGCTGATGAAGCTATTGATGAACTACAAGAGGATATTACAGAGGCACGTAACTCTGTTATGGAATGGCTACACACGGAACGCACTTTCAAGCAAGCTGAACTTCTTGTAGCAGGTCTAGGTGTATTGGCAATAATCTGGGCTGTAGGTAGCATGTAATGAGTATTACGCCTTGGTCATTCAGTAAAATTAAATCCTTTGAACAATGCCCTAAGAAGTTTTATCATCTAAAGGTAGCAAAGGATTATAAAGAGCCTGAGACTGAGGCGATGCTTTATGGTACTGCTGTGCACGAAGCGGCAGAGGAGTACATTCGAGATGGAAAGCCGTTACCCCCTGAGTACGATTATATAAAAGCCCCACTAGATTCATTGAACATGAAACAGGGGAACAAACTTTGTGAATACGAGATGGGGTTGACGGCTGACCTCGAACCTTGTGGGTTCTGGGACGATAACTGTTGGTACAGGGGTATAGCTGATTTAGTTATACTTGACGAAGAAAACAAAACTGCTTGGGTAATAGATTACAAGACAAGCAAGAACACACGTTATGCTGACAAGGGACAGTTAGAACTTATGGCGTTGTGTGTATTTAAACATTTTCCTGACATTGAGACTGTACGTGGCGGTCTTTTATTTGTAGTATGTAACGAGTTAATACGTGAAACGTATGGCAAAGATCAAGCTGGTAAGATGTGGGAGAAGTGGTTAGCTGATTACAACCGCATGGAACAGGCTTGGAAAAAAGATGTATGGAATGCTCACCAAAGTGGGTTATGTAAACGACATTGCATTGTTACAGAATGCGTGCATAATGGTAGACACTAATGAGACGTAAAAGAGCCAAACAAGTAAACGCTCCAGTAGGGAGTAAAGCATTCGAGGCACGTATGGAACGCCAACGTGCTAGGCGTGCATTTGATAAAAAGAATGGTAAAGCCGCACGCAAAGGTAAAGATATAAGCCACAACAAGATGTTAAAGAATGGTGGCAGTAACAAGGACGGATATAGATTAGAAAGTCCTAGTAAGAATAGATCTAGGAATGGGCATAAGCCCAAGAAATAGTTTTTGCTTGGTGTGTCAGACGCTTAGCTTGATGCGTCGTTAAACAACGTGGTTCGTTCCTCCTCCTTTGCGGTGCTGTATAACCACAAAAATCGAGTTAGCTTTGGGTATTGATTAAAGTCCCACATAGCAGACCTAGCCCCATCTGTAGCGACAAGGGGCCATCACTGGGTTCCACGGTTATTTGGGTTATCTGGGTTATTTGGTTTGCGCTATTTTTACGGGCGCAAGAAATGTAAGTATGTACGTCGTAACAAGTTATCGTAAACGGACACCGTTTTACGAGGTTAACTTATGGAGAATAAAAATTGAAGATAGTAGATAACCGCGCACTGTTACTTAACCTGAGATCACCCGGGCGGGTTACGAGTGTTATACCAAAGAGTAAGAAGTTATCAGAACATGAAGTATTAGTTAATTGGGGAGTTGATGAAGTGCAAGTATTACGTAACATAGGTATCAACGCGCCTTCACCTATTGAAGGTAAGTATGAGTGGACAGGTAGATACGATCCGTACGAACACCAAAAAGCCACAGCAAGTTTCTTTACACTAAATAAAAAATCATTTTGTTTTAACGAGCAAGGTACAGGTAAGACAGCCAGTGCTATTTGGGCATCAGATTATTTATTAGATCAGGGCAAGATAAACAGAGTGCTAGTTATATGTCCTCTATCTATTATGGAATCAGCATGGCGTAACGATTTGTTTAACTTTGCTATGCACCGCAAGGTTGACGTAGCGTATGGTTCAGCTAAGAAGCGTAAAGAGATAATAGAAGGTGACGCTGAGTACGTGATAATAAATTACGATGGTGTGGAGATTGTACAAGAATCTGTACAATGTGGTGGCTTTGATTTAATTATTGTAGATGAAGCTACACACTATAAGAATGTACAGACTAAACGGTGGAAGACACTAAACAAGTTAGTAGGTAAAGATACTTGGCTGTGGATGATGACAGGTACACCTGCGGCACAAAGCCCAACCGATGCGTTTGGTATAGCCAAACTTGTAAACCCAACAGCACTACCTCGTTTCTTTGGGTCTTTCCGAGATCAAGTCATGGTCAAGGTAACAAACTTTAAGTGGATACCAAAAGATGATGCTACTGACAGGGTGCATCGAGTCTTACAACCTGCCATACGTTACACCAAAGAAGAGTGCCTAGATTTACCACCTATGGTTTATGTTAAGCGTGAAGTCGACATGACTGCGCAACAAAATAAATACTACAAAGAATTAAAGAATAAGATGATTATGCAAGCAGCAGGAGAGCAAATCACCGCTGCAAATGCGGCAGTAAACATGAACAAGTTACTCCAAATATCATCTGGCGCTGTATATACCGATACTGGTGAGTCATTAGAGTTTGATATAACTAAAAGATATAAGGTGCTACGTGAGGTCATTGATGAGTCAAGTAAGAAAGTTCTAGTCTTTGTACCTTTCAGACATACCATACAGTTACTCACTGACAAGTTAAGGAAAGATGGTATAACCACAGAGGTAATCAATGGTGATGTACCTGCACCCAAACGTACTGATATATTTAAACGCTTTCAAGAACAAGACGACCCAAAAGTTTTAGTTATCCAACCACAGTCTGCGGCACACGGTGTAACACTTACAGCGGCAAACACTGTGGTGTGGTGGTCGCCCACCAGTTCGTTAGAAACGTACGCGCAAGCGAATGCTAGGGTGCACAGATCAGGTCAGGATCAAAAGTGTACAGTTGTCCACCTACAAGGATCTTACGTAGAGAAACGTGTTTACACATTATTGGACAATAGAATAGACATACACACAAAAATGATTGACTTATATAAAGAAATACTTGACTAGTACACAATCATACGCTATGTTGTCTATCCCTTTTGTAAAGGAGCGTAAAATGAGTGAAGAAAAACTGACTGCTGAGAAGTTAACTACTGTTTATTTGAAGATAAAAGATAAGCGTAGCGAGTTATCGGCAGAGTTTAAAGAGAAAGATGCTGAGTTATTGGAGCAGTTGGATAAGGTAAAGCGTGCTTTACTGGACTACTGTGAAGATCAAGGTGTCGATAGTGTAAGAACTTCTGCGGGATTGTTTTACCGTTCTGCTCGTACACGCTATTGGACTAGTGATTGGTCTTCAATGCACGAGTTTATTCTTGAGCATGAAGCGCCTGAACTGTTAGATAAACGTGTGAATCAGGGCAACATGAAACAGTTTTTGGAAGAGAACCCCGACCTTGTACCTAAAGGTCTTAACGTAGATTCTGAATACGTTGTATCAGTAAGGAGAAAATAATGTCAGATAATTTTGTTCCAGTCGGTGCGGTAGCCGATAAGTTTAGTGTATCTAAACACACAGTCCGAATGTGGTTGCG